GTTACGATGTTTGGATCTCTTAATGCCATAATTATCCTTTATTAAAAATACTCAGAGGCCGATATGCCGTCTGAGCTGTTAATGTTATTATACTACACATTACTATAGAGTGTTAAGTTCGTTAATTTTAATCTCATCGTAGTAGACGGCGTAATAGAAATGACTTCGGATAAGTGCCGACCATCCAACATTGACGGTAGTGATAGTAAAAGTCAGCGTAGTCTTAGTATAACTGGAGTAAGCCGTACCTCCCGTTAGGGCAATCCCATCACTACCCACTGGCGTGCTAGCCGTACTCAGCACAACCTTGTCCTTATCCTCCTCACGGATGAACCAAACCATAACTAAGGGCGTTATCGTCAAATCTAACGGTACGGTTGCCGTAAAGGTACCAAACAGACCGTTTGAATAATAATCTAGGTAGGTGTAGCCACTCTTGCGAGCACCCCCACCAATAGAGAACGGCAAAGACCCCCGACGCTCAATGTCCTTACGGAGAAGCCTGTCGGTGTTGGCTGGGGCTAATTGAGTACCCAGGTCTCTGTTCTCGATAGTATAGAAGTCGCTCATCCTAGTCTTTCTCTGAAGTTAGGTTCTCGTACACGAAGTTAATCGAGATAATCTCTGGGGTCGCGGTAGTTGCTACAGCATCCAGAGCTAACTGTATCTCCTTATAGCGCTTGTTGATATTCAACTTTATAACTGTTTCTGTAGCTACCGCAGCTGTACCCGAGGTGAAGCCAGAAGCCCTGTCTATCTTATACTTCGGTGTAATGGTACAACCAGTAGGCAGAGCCTTAAAGGTTATCTCCATCCTAACAGCTTCCTTAGTTTTGTCGGGGCGACCGTTATCTATAATCAAGCTCTCCCAGGTAGCGGTGGCGAAAGGATCGGAGTCTGGACTGACTTTATCCACACCTTTGTTAGCTGTGTCATTCCAAGCTATAAATAGTTTATCTCCAAAGGATTTAATACAACTTATTCGCAAAGCATTAGCGCCTGTATACGTCCTAGTACCAGTAGAAATAGTATAAGAGTACCCGAAGGATTCAGAATAGTGACGGTTGCGAGCACCAAAGGAATAGACACCGAATTCGGTGGTAGTAGAGGTTGTCTGGGATGGGAACGCACCCAGTAAGATACCGTTCCGTACAGCCATAGTATGGGGGTAGTTTATGAAGTAAGTCGCTAGGTCGGTGTACTCGGTATCAGTTAGAGGCATCTGGAATATCTTAACTGGATCGCCACCACTCCAAGCGTACCAACCACCACCAGCAAAGTAGTAGAGCGTGTTCTTATGAGAGAACAGTCCGTAAGGAGCGCCCTCCGGTACATCAATTACGAAGTTATAGCTTTGTGAGGTTCCGTCCCAGAAGAATATCTTGCCTTGCTGAAATTCGTTTGTAGCACTCGTGGAGCGCTTCTCAGTGGCTACTGCAAAGTATTCTGTCCAGATAGCCCCACTCGTCCCCTCGTAGCCCTCAGGGAACGTCAGACGGTGCTGGTTGAACTCTAGGGCAGTAGGAGCTGATTGCGAGATAGGCTCCCAGACCGCTACATAACGCTCATTAAGAATCATGTAATACTGCAAGAACTGATAGATTGGGTGGAAGTCGTTAACTGGATTGACTAACCGATCGCTTAGGCTAGAGAACCTAGCGGTTGAAAGGTTAGAAGCGGTAGACGTACCGATAGTAGTGGCCGTACCAGAGGGGTGAGTCACGTGGAAGTGATAGGTACTAGGATTGGGGCGGGCGCTCATCCTTACCTGTGTAGTAAAAAGCCACTCGTTTAATGCTCCGTCAGTTAATGAAGCGGCTGTTTTCGTGACTGTCCCGAGAGTGTTATTAGCGGCATCGTGCATCGTCACCGTTACATCACCCGTACCCTTAGCCGTTACCCACAATTTTAATGAATAAAGTGGTTCTATGGTTGGAGTAATAGATAGCATATTAACGGCTGTCTCAGTGATAGTCCCGGTCGTAGTGTAGGTATTAGCCGAGCTAGTTGCACTCTGGTCAACTAAAGCCGTAAAGGTATTACTATTTAGGGTAAGCGAACCACCAAACCGCCCGTCGGCATTAGTAATAGAGTGTATTGACGTAAAACCCGACACATAAATGGTGTCGTGCTGGCGGTTATAGATCATTCCATAGGCCGCATTATCAAGGGGCCCGCCGGCAACCAAGGCCCAACTCCCAGCCGTAGAGCGTGTATAGACCTCCCCGTCACCATCAATCGCTACAATCTTTCCAGATGGTAGCTGTACCATTTCAATTATATTAGCCGTTACGGTAGTGCCGGTTTCTTTGACGGTCTTCGGTAGGATAGTTAAAAGGTTGGGGTTCTTCCTGAAGTCAATGTGTCTTGAATAAGCAAAGGAGTTCTCCGTGCCTTCTTTATCGGAACCAGAACTTCCGCCGCTCCATCGAGTTATTATAATTGGGATTTTAGCCATAATACCCCCTATATCTTATAGTCTCGTCTTTGACGGCTATAACCCTGTCGTAGCCGAATTGGTCTGAAATACTGCGAGCCAGTCTTAGACGAGTAGTTCGACCGGCACTCCTCTAAGGACTCCAAGAAGGCAGACTTCATATCCCGAGCAAAAGCCATATCCTTACGTCTTAGGTAATAACGATAACAAGCGTAGTCTACTAGGGATTCGTGGAACTCCTCTGGGATGTCAGGTAGCTCGCCAATAACGTAAGATAGGCTACCCAGCGTCGCTCCAGAGTAGGTATTTTCTAGGGTAATGACTGTCGTGCTGGTGAAGGCTGATATTTTATACCACTCACCGTCCCCCGTAGCTGTGGTGACGTTTAGCCATCTACCGACCATAGCTACCGTGAAAGTCGTTCCAGAGCCAGTTACGGTAGCGGAGTTGACCGTCATGGTTACAGTACCTGCCGTGTAATCAGCTTCCACCATATCTCTCATTCGGCGTTCGTAGTTGATTCTACCGGCTGAAGCTACTGTAGCGGAAGGGATAGGATAGATACCGAACTCGTCGTTACCCCTTACATAGTATAGTTCTGGGACAGTTGATTTATTAGAACTCCGCATATTGAGTACCTGCCAAGTCTCATAGTCTGCTACCTCTGTTAGAGGATAGGCTATCCCGCCGACCGTGACTGTGATCCATTTCATGCGAATAGAACTCTCGGGCATTTGATAGTATTGTTGGTCAGCTACCACACCAAAGGTCTTTTCACTGGTTCGCCATTCTCTATTAAGGATTGCGCCAAACTTCTTGGCTCCCTGATTTATGGCTCTTTTTAAGACAACAAGACTGGTGGCACTGTTGTCCAACACCTGCTCTGCTGATTCATCGTAGATAGACTGAAAACTTAACATTGTCTTCGTCCTTCATTATTTTTAAGTATTATCATGATTTTGTCCTATAGCAGTTAGAATACATCAAACATCCCTCCCTTGCCTTCTGTGTAGTCAATAGTAATGCGGATGTGGTCAATGGAGGCACTTCTTGGGGTTATGGGATCACCAATTTGCCCCACAACCCCAAAGGTAGATGCGTTTATATCTGCGGCAGTCCAACTTTCGCCCCACAAATCTGTTGAAGCTCCTGTTGTTGGAATGGAAGAATATGCTTCAGTTGTTGTTATTCCATTCGTAGTTCCCGCTTTTGTGGTTGCACTTATCGTCCCACCTTTAACTGCTCTAACATTTGTCCAAGTTAGAGTAGAAGCTGACGATTTGGCTTCTATCTCTACCAAAATCCCATTTATCGTTGAGCCGCTTGGAATTGAAAATCCAAAGTTAGTTGCTTTCAAGTAATTGGAAGTTGCTGTTCCTTCTTCACCATCGCTAAGAAGATTAGTCGCATACACATTATCACTCACCTGTGAGTTATTAGGATTAGTCCACGCGGAAATTCCGACTGTTGTGTCGTTTACGGTTGTGGCTGGACTGGTTGCTGTTGTTTGTGCCATATTTATACCGAAGCCACGCAGACCCATTTACTTGTATCCGACCTAAAGATGAAACCCATATTCAAACGTGCCGTGGTTACAGTTGTTGTTGGCAGTCCAATCGTTGATGCTTCAAACTGGTTCCCGTAGGTTAATGCTCTGGCTGCCGTTCCCGTAACTGCAATTATGAGTTTCTGACCATCGACAGCTGTCCCTGTTGGATTATTAAAAAGCAACGCTTCCGCCTGTGCGGTAACTATAAACTGGTCTAAGTTGTCTATATTTAATGATGTTCCTGTATTTGTCGTATAGCTCGTGGCAGAGAGAACACGGGAAGTAATCCGTTTATTGGTTAAAGTCTGAGTAGCCGTCTTACCGACTGTTTTATCCGAACCTGTGACTTCGCCTAATTTATAGTCATGTGAAGTTGTAACCGCTGAACCGTCAACGCCCAGCTTAGTCTCAATAGCCAATAGATCTACACCAACAAAATCTAGGTAAGCCGATATACCAATACCACCCCCTGCAGTCCCTAGGACTTCGCCGGCAGTAGTATCTGGAAGAGTAGTCAAAGCAGTTGGAAAAGCCATTACACCGCTCCGTAGGCTGTCGTAGCCTTGGTATTAAGTTGATTAGGAACATCAGCGGTTAGATAACCATGAAGATAAACCACCAAACTACCCAGCGTAACCGTAAGATCACCTAAAGTTACGGATGTAGCGCTACCAGCAACCGAGCTTATATAAGAAGTATTGCTCTTAGTACCACCAGCATAACCAGTAGCATTCTTGGCTGGCGCGGTATAGGCAACAGCATTCTTAGAGGTAGCAGTATAGGCAGTGCTAGATTTCGTTGCTTGAGTATAATTTGTAGTGTTTTTTGCCATAGTATTCCTTAAATAAAAAACGACACAGTGTGTGCCGTCTGAGCTATTTCTAGTATACCATATCTACCAACAAGCTATTACACAAAGTCCTAAGGGTTATCAGCTTTCTTTGCTTTTTTATATATGGAGTCCTTTTAGGCAGTCCTTTTCCACATTCTAAC